AGTCAATCCAGGATAGTTTGAGCCGAGTTCGTAAATCCAATTACCCACATTATCGTACGACACTGTAGGCGGCGTGTTTGCACTTTCTAATGGTGCATTGAATAGGTATGTGTAAACCGGTACAAACGGCGCCTGCGTAATTATGGCATTACTTACTTTTATGCTTCTTAAATTTGCTACCACATTATTCCTTATACCGTTGCTGATGTTCCTGCTAATGTATTCATATAATTACCAATTTCCTGAATTTCAGATAGTGTGCATGTCTTATTAATCCATGCAGCACAATAAAGTCTACCAGTGAATTCGTTATTACCTAAGACATTCGTTGAACCATTTGCACCTATAGATATTCTCGATTCTGCAACAGCAAGTGTCTGAACTGTACCGCCTGAAACAGTGGATCCATTTACTCTTACACTCATTATAGGTGTTGTGGCATTATCATTAACTGCGGAAGATCCGAAATAATCTACAGAATTTGATAATACCTCCGGATTACCATATTGATCTTGAATTGCATTTCCCCATACATAGGCAGTTAATCCTGCCGCTGGCAAATAAGTAACCAACATACTATAATCGGCATTTAAGGGTGCGCTAACAATATATCCGTAATCCATGGTTGCAATTCTAAATAACATCAAAGATGTATATCCCGTCTGTGTTCTTGTAAATGCCGGGGTCTGTAATGGACCATCTACAACTTCACACCATCCAGATTTTCTAACAAAACTTCGGCCGCCGGCGACGTTTGTTAAATGATTATCTAAACCACTTATGTCAGTGACAGCAAGAACAGAACCGTCGAGAGTAGCAGGTGTTGTCATTGCATTATTGGAAAACAGATTAGCTGAGTTACTAAAATCCCAGAAGCCACCTTGCTGCCCTGACCAAAAAGTCACCGGGTCAAATGCACCAGGTGCCTTACTCATCTTAACACCTTTGGCTGTTATACTGTTTATTGAAATTGCCATTTTATTTCCTTATACTGTTGCAGATGTTCCTGCTAGTGTATTCATATATGCACCAATATCAGCAATTTCAGCAGGGGTACATTTCTTATTAATCCATGCTGCACAATAGATTCGACCACTAAATGGATTAACTTGCGGATAGGTATTTGTACCTGCATATGCTGCACCGACCGCAATCGGAACTGCTGCACCGCCGACCGTTCCTGATCCACTTGTATATGTAGTTCCACCAATTCGCAAATTTGCACCAGAGTTATCTGTTGCGACCGATGCATAATAATCGGTACTGGCAACAAGTGTCGGTGATGGCATGTAAATATTAGGAGAACTAAATCCAAATACATAGCTTTGCATTACGCTTCCCGAAGAGAAAATAATATTTTGTGATATACGATTACTAGAACCGTAATCCGTGTCCATTAATGCTTGATTGGAATTAACTACCGTGGGTCTCACTAAAATAATCGCAGTATATGCAGTCATTGACGGGACAGAAGCTGTTGATAAACCACCTATATATGATTCACAATACCCCGATCTCATAGTAAATGCATTTGTAAAACCTGTAACCTGTGTGAGTTTAGTTCCATTACCGGTTAAATCTGCTACACCTAACACGCCGCCGGCGGCGTTTAACGTTGCCGGTGTAGTTAATGATGCATCAGCAAATAAATTTGCACCATCTGTAAAATCCCAGAATCCGCCAGTTTGCCCTGTCCAAAAGTCTACTGGATTAAATCCTGCAGATGTCTTCTTCATTGATACCTTGCCTGTAAAATTAATACCATTCATTGAAATTGCCATAGCTGTTCTCCTAAGTTGTTATATTTATCTAATTTTCAATCAATACAGCAAGTGATAAATAATAAAACGAGGTAGGTATGTCAAGAATAAGACTCTGGAATCCAGTTAAAGGCGCCGATTATAATTTCACAGATAGAACAGTCGGTGAGAATTATCGCATCGCTGGCGACGGAATTTTAGTACATATGTATGAGGGGCCTACCACAGATGCTGAAGGCGGTACAGATACTTCTATCACAACAATTCAAGACGTTCTTTTCCTCACAAATAACAATAGAAAATATAATCCAAACGTCATTGAATTACGTGGACATCACACTCCGCAAGATGTAAACTACGATTTATCACAGTTTGGTATATTTTTAAGTTCTGATGTGATTAGAATAACATTCCATAACAACGATATGTTAGATGCACTTGGCAGAAAACTTATGCCAGGCGATGTACTCGAATTTCCAAGTTATAGAGATGTTCCTATCTTTGATAACGCTGTTGGTATCAATCGTTATTATGTTGTGCAAGATGCATTATATGCTGCTGCTGGTTATGGTCCAAAATGGTATCCACACATCTGGATGGTAAGAGCTAAATTGATGACAGCTTCTGTGGAATTCCAAGAAATTATCGATCAGGCAGCTACTGGACAGACTGCTGGTGGTGTTGGACAAGGTATTGGTATTATGCCACCCGGGTTTTCAGAAGTGGCTACACCAGATGGCAATCCCGGCCTGGGTTGTGATCCAAATATCAAGAATGCATTAGATCTATTCTGTAAGATTATCAACATTACAGATGAGATTGTTGCAGAGGCAGAGAAAAATGCTTTCTTTGATCCTAAATTCTTCGAAAGTGCTAACCTGTATATCTACTTGGACCCTAATACCGGCTATCCCATTATAGGCAGTAACTATTTCAGTGGCGATGGCGCACCACCCAACTTATCAACAGATAATGCTAACAATTTAGTACCAAGCGGGCCGCTCGTTGGTGCAGGCGTTTCGTTTCCACCAGGGATGACTGATGGCCAGTATTATTTAAGAATTGATTATTATCCAGAGAGATTATTTCAAAAGCAAGGTAGCTGCTATAAACTAATTGAGGTAAATGTATTGAAAAACTGGACCGCTTATAACCGCGTACTTGACACATTCATTGATAACAACAGGGATACAGTTCTATCAGACGGAACCATTATTCCAGAGAAACAGGCTATATCACAGGTTGTGCGTCAAAAAGTCGACCTATATTCAGAAAGAAAAGCAAAGGTGTTGGCAGATGAGGAAATTCGTAGTACAATAGCCGATAACAGAGCAAAAACAAAACCAAACTAATGAATTACAAGAACATTTACGATAAAATTATACTTCGTGGGAAAAGTAGAATTCTCACCGGTTATACCGAAACTCACCATATAATTCCAAAATGCCTGGGTGGTGATAACTCGCCTAATAATTTAGTAGAATTAACTGCCGAGGAACATTTTGTAGTTCACCAGTTGCTTGTAAAGATGTATCCGGGTAATTCGGATTTAGTCTATGGACTACATATGATGTGTACAAGCAATACCGAACAGATAAGAAATAATAAAAGATTTGCCTGGATTAGAAAACGTCATTCGGCAGCTAAAACAGGAGTTCCACTCTCAGAGGAAACCAAGGCCAAGATTGGTGATGCAAACAGAGGAAGAGAATCTAAATATAAGGGAATTCCGCGATCGGACGAAATAAAAGCCAAAGTTTCGGCTGCCACGCTAGGAAAGAAAAAACTCAATCCTGTCTCTAAAGAATCGAGGAAGCGTATGGCTGATAATCTAAGGGGCAGAAAAAAGCCCCCAAGGACACCGGAGCATGCTAAGAAAATTAGTGATGCAAACAGAGGAAAAATTCAATCCGAGGAATCAAATAAAAAACGCTCTGAGTCAATGAAGGCTTATCGAGCATCACAAAAACGAGGCACCCAAAATTGATTTTTTCTTTGACGGACAGATAAGACGATACCTTGTCCAATTTATGAGAATCTTTTCTGATATAAAAGTTAGAAACGGTCCCGATGCCAACGGCCTTTATACAATTCAACGAGTTCCCATTATGTACGGTGATCCATCTAATATGGTGGCACAGATTATTAAGGGTGTTAGTGAAAATACACTAATGCCGTCGCCTATGTTTAGTGCCTACATTGATAGTATCAAGATGGCACCAGAAAGAAGGCAAGATACTCAATATGTTGGTAAGTTATCTACCATAGAAAGGGAGTTTGACTCTCTTACAGGTACATATGGGGCAGGTCCGGGTGTAAGACAGGATGTCGAAAGATATATGCCTGTTCCCTATGATGCATTTTTCAAATTAGATGTATGGACGACCAACATAACGACCAAACTACAAATATTCGAACAAATAGCTATTATTTTTAATCCATCAATTCAGCTTCAGCAGAATAGTAATCTATTAGACTGGACAAGCATTTTTGAAGTCTGGATGGAGGATTATACCTTCACTAATCGCTCCATTCCACAAGGTGGAGAAATTGATCGAGATGTTATGAGCTTCAAGTTTAAGGTACCCATTTGGATCAATCCTCCTGCCAAGCTTAAGAGAAGCGGTCTTATTGCTGAAATTGTTACACAGGTATTCAATGTTGCTGATATTCCGGATGTTAAAACAAGAGT